TTTTTTCTTAATATAAAGTTTACTCATCAAGACCCCCAATACTCTAGCTCATCTACGGTAGCATACTCATACCAACCGTCACACTCCGCTACACCCAACAAAAAAGCTTTCTTTTCAGCTTCAGTATCGAATGTGTAAGTCTTTTTTGTGTAACCTTCTTCTGGTTTCTCGATACCCTTGACGGCTTCAGTTCCCCAGATCATAGTTATTTTTTCCATAGTTCTCTCTTTCTTTTGATGTTGCTATAAAATATGCTTCGCCATTACATCTAGGGCAAAGCCTTTCGTTATATTCGCCCTCCTCGTTTTCATTTGTTATATTGTCGTCCTCTACCCAATCAAAACTTAAATAGTGACAACTCAAACAGTATTGAAGATGGTCATCTGTAAATTTTTCCATCATGCGACCTTCATTTCAATAGTTTCAGCAGATAACACAATAGTAATGTCGCTACCATTATGCACACTGGCCAACATAACAGGGGTCATTTCTAAAAATTCGCCAAAGTCATCACCACTTACTAAATAACTATCTTCCCAAACATTTTCGTTAGTGCTAGGGTCATAGCCCTCAGCATAAACAGTGAAACCTTCCGTGCTTGGTGTTTTCCCCTCAGCTAGTGAAAAAGCATTCATTAGATAAATGCCGTCATCTTTCACAAGATAAATACCTTTTTTAGAAGTCGTCTTGTTTGTATAAGGTATGTTGAACTTTTTTCTTTTTATTGTCTGCAACGCTAACTTGCGTAAGTTATCATTATTTTTAAATTTTAAAGTGTGCATTGTTCTTCCTTTCTATTTAGTTTTTTTTTCAAAGTCATTACGCTTGCACCCTTATAACTCTTACCGTACATCCGAGTTCAGGATTTTGGGAGCGACCCTCTGCTTTGCAAAGATGCAAGCACAATGACTTTGAAGGGCGGTGGTTTCGTTCGCACTTGATATAACCACGCATTAAGTTAATTAATCACGACTCAACACCCTTAATCGAATCATAATCTGATTTTTATCCCATAGTCAATAGCATTTTATAACTTTTTTAAAAAAAAATTGATTTTTTTTCAAAGATACTACATATTGTGGTATTGAACGAACAGCATACTATATGTCGAGACGCAAACATTTAACACCACAGCAAATAAAATTTGTAAATCTTCTGGTATACAACGAAGGACGCAAGACCGCTACGGATTGTGCTATCGAAGCGGGCTATGCGAAAGACAGAGCAAGAAGCACGGCATCTGAGCTACAGAACTCAAACTATTATCCTCTTGTTGTACAGGAAATCACAAAACTTCGAAAAGAAATTAACGAAAAATATCGTGTGTCTTTTGAAACCCATATGCGTGACCTAGAACAGATTAAACAACAAGCGTTAGAAAATGGATCGTATGCAAGTGCTGTCCAAGCGGAGGTCGCACGCGGAAAAGCAGGCGGACTTTACATAGACCAAAAAATTATTAAGCACGGAAAGATAGACCAACTCACACCAGATGAAGTGCGCAAGGAGCTACAAGCGATAGCCGACCAGCTCAATCCAAAAATAGTGGAGGGAGAAGTGGTCGAGGAAGGCCCAGTAGACCGCAAGCGTAAAAAATAATTTATTTGTCTATGCAGAGACCGTTGTCTAAAACAATTTTTTCTTCTGTTTCAATCCAAACTTTAGCGCCGCATGAAAGTGGTTTGTCTTTGGAATAAACTATTTTTGAAGGCCCTTGTATATCAACTTCGTGTGCATAATCATTTGATTTATAAGTTTTAACAGTGATTACAGGGTCATTCTTTTTGTTTTTAGAATTACTTCTTATCTTGTGTTGATTAACGTGTATTATTTTTTTCATGTTTCATTAATGTATTTTTTTAACATATCAAGAACCCACGGGTTGTCTCTAAATACACCAATCATAAAATTAGACAACTGATTAGTGACGAGCTCCTCTGCGTCATCTTCTTTCAGAGGGCCATTCGCTTGGTTGAGACCACTAATGTAGACCGCGGCATGCATTATCTCATGAAATGTAGTGTTGCACCTTTCTTGCCCACACAAGTCATGCTGTATTAATATCTCCCCGGGTCGGGCACGGAACTCACCGTAGCTGTCTGTCATGTCGTCATTAATAAAATCTGGCCTGACGTATTTAATTTTTATGTCCCTGTACCCAATCTTAACTTTCGTTGGATACCCTCTCATCTTAACCTCTGAGCCTTGAGACAGCCTACTTTTTTTGCCCATATTTTTATCCCTATAGAGTATTTCTGCTAGCTTCTTATTTCTAAAATACTAAATTACGCACACGACTACAAGGAAACAGTTAAAAATTACCTCTGATTACCTCAACATTACCTCTATGAAGTAATTTTTTTGTTGTTATATATCAATAGTTTACTTCAATATTTCCTCTAGATTACCTCATTACCTCTAAAATTACATTTGTGATCTCAAAAATAGAAAGCTAGCGAAAATACTCTTACAGAGGTAATTTATTTCCTCTTCCCTTGTCCGTTGTACGTTTTCCTTGAATATCGCTTATTCGGTCGCTTCGCATGCCTTCCGGGTCGTCGTATGCGCTTCTTGGTAACATGCTCATCATTGAAAAATTTGCTCTTTTTGGCCATTATTCTGCCATAATCTTGCCATGAATGTCAGCCACTTGACTGCGCAACAGCTCGATCTCTGCCGAGCACCAGTCGGCCTCTAGATATCTTGTCTGCTGTATGCAGATCGTAGTCAACAAAGCGATAATCGTAACACTAACAAACATTCTCCACGTCATTCGATCTCCTGTATAACAATAACTAATCTATATTTTTCTTTCGATCCTATAATAGCATTGGGTATCAAGTCTATCTTTTTAATATCAAACTGTGTATTGGGGTTAGATCCAAAACCCATGGGCACAGCAAGAGAAACCCTAGCACTTGCGCCCTCTGGACTTTGACAAAATTTCTCTAATCGAGCCACCAGCTCTTTCGTTGTCCACTTAACCATAGTATTTTTCGCACCTTTTCAACCATTTATACTTATAATCGTCCATCCGTTGACCCTCGATCGTAAACAATTGATACTCTAGCGCCCTTGACACCATGAGAATCACGCCCACCTCCATCTTAGTCCCAAACAACGCGTCATGCGCCATCGAATAAGCGGCCAGTTGGATGAAGTAATCTTCAATCCACTCCGCTTTTTTCGGTTTGTTCGTCTGCTTGAAGTCTATGATCGCTGGCTTGCCGTTCCATACACCCACACAATCGGTCGTCCCACCATAGAACGTAGGATAATACAGAGCAACCTCTGTCCCCCAGAACTCGTCAATCGAAGGAAAAGCACGTTCAATAATAACCTTAGCCATACGCTTGCCAATCACGCCATCGTTGGTGACATCATCGTATCCTATTCCTCTGATGTGGCATTCGAGGAACTTGTGGACGGCCGTTCCGACGCTGGCGGCTTGATTCCGTATCGCCTCTGCCGTCTCTTCGCCAACTCTATTGCGCCACTTTTGTAAACTCTTCTCGTCTTCCTCTGACTTTGTGTTGGAGAGGATGGTCGTGACGGAGGGAAGAAGCTTGTTCTGACCTTCGTAATAACGCCTGCCATTAACTTTTTTGCGTCGAACTTCAGCATACGGGTATTTGTTCGTGATGAGAGAGTTAAGGTTTTGAATGGCCATTCAACTTGAGTTTCTTTACTTTCTGTCCAGCGAGATGCTCTATGGTCTTTGAGATAGACATCTCCATACCTAGTTTGTCCGTAAGCGCCTCAGCTATAGCCACGAGCTCTTTGTATGTCTTTTTGTTTACAGAGACAGAACTGTACTTTCGAATGTCTGGCATCCTTTACCTTTCTATATGTTATTTTATTTACAATGCATGTCGGAGTCGAGCTGGTCCCATTGCCTGTTCTAGGCAAACTTCAAGTTCTTTCACTTGATCACGAAGCGCCTTGTTTTGTTTCTCTAGAACATCAACTTTGTTCTTCAAACTTGCCGCCTCACCAGCCAGTACAAAACTATGCACTGGAAAATCATCCTCTAAAACCATGGAATCCTCCATATTTTGTTGTAATGTACCTCAACATATAGTAGATTGTCGTAAACATGTCAACCAGAAAGGTACCTTATGCGCCAAGAACTATCAAACAACAGACCTTGCTATAAAGAAACTATCAAAGATCAAAATGGTATGCCCTATGTCATCACATTGTCGTTCTCTGAAGACCAGATTAGAGAAGTTTGGATCAATGGTGGAGGCAAGTCTGGCACAGAACGCTTTGATATTCTTACAGAAATTGGACGTATTGTATCTGTTGCCTTACAACACGGAACCCCACTAGAAGAGCTCGCAGCTTGTGCAACGTATCACTCAAGTGGTGCACCATCTACTGTGGTTGGGTGTGTGTTCGATAGGTTGAAAGAGATCAGCTAGGATCTTCCGGTTCAAAATCAATAACAAACTCTGCATCTGGGTCTTCATCGTAGTGCCTGCGCACAGTCTCTTCTATGATTTCAGACACATGTAGAGGTATGTAAACAATCTTGCCATTGATGTGTTGCTTGTATCTAGACTTACACTTTGAACAGTAGAACACATTCTTCTGCGTTCCAAAAGGCCTCATCATCGCTGTGTTCTGACACGAAGGACAGAGAGACACGTAGATGATGTTATCATCGGTCACGAACCTTTGGCATTGCCCCAGTTGTCCGCGATAACGCAGTCCACCTTGCTCGGTACGTTGAGTTTTATGCAATGCTCCATAACTTTAATAATCCTTTTCGCCTGTTCTTTATCTTCGATAGAGATGTTAAGTTCATCATGAACTTGTATGTGTGGTATGATACCATCTTGTTCGTACAAGTCCACCATTGCTTTTTTTGTTTGATCTGCAGCCGAACCCTGCAGTAATTTGTTTAACGCTTTGTATGTATATGCTTTTTTATAACCGTGTTCTCCAAGTGCCTCGATAGCTTCTTTTTCTGTTTTGTAAAAACCAGACACTCCCCACCTTACAGGAACATAACCAAACGAACGACACCGTCGTCCGTAGACCGTAGTTACATAACCCTTGCTCTCCATCGCATTCATAGCTCGTTGTGATAGCTTCTTAACAAAAGGAACTTTGTCGTTGTATTCATTAACCAAGGTCTCCGCTGTCTCATCATCGATACCAAGCTGTCCTTTCAACTTCGCTCGACCCATGCCATAGAACAAACCAAGATTAATATTTTTTGCAACCTTACGTTCGATACCTGCCATGTCTGCGACCATGTCATGAAAGTCTGCATCACCACCTTTGTAGCCCTCAATAAATTCTTTCGTTTCCATACTAGGTCTCTTTGATTGATATGTGAAACCGTCTGCTATGTTTACTTTCTCTGCAAAGTGCACACACATTCTAGGCTCTTGTTGTGAGTAGTCAAAGCTCCCCCACTTCAGACCCTCCTCTGGTATAAACAAAGAACGTATCTTGTTCTTAATCTCTTCGTTACGAGCTGGGATCTGCTGTAGGTTTGGATTACTATAACTAAACCTGCCGGTCACTGTGCCTTTATTATCACTACGCATCTGATGTATCTCAGAGTGTATGCGTCCTTTGTGTTGATGGCGCATGATACTGTCTATAAATGTAGTGTATGCTTTGTTAGATTCTCTGGCAGATACAATAAGTTTGGCAAGTTCCGATTCGTGTTTACTTAAAAAGTCTTTTGTAAAACTAGGTTTGCCTGTTGGAGTCATGTCGTATTTTATATTTAAGTTATCAAATGCTTTGGCCACAGAGGCAGCTGCCCAAACATTAACATCAACATTAGAAAGTTTTTTAATTTTGTGTAGCGCGGCCTGCTCGTCTCTAATCAATTCTTTCTTTGCATCCTCTGCTGCTTGTAAATCTACTCTCACCCCCTGTGCTCTCATGTCAATCAAGCAAGGCTGTAACCTAGTTTCAAGGTCGTATATCTGTTGCAGGTTTTGATCTTCTATTTCTTTTTGATTGTGAAAGAATAAATCGTACGTGAGCCGTGCATCTTGTTCCGCGTAATGTCCTACGTAGAGACTGGGTATCTTGTACATTTCTTTCTTTGGATCGATACCTTCACTCTTTGCATAGTCAATAAGCTCGTCTTCGTTCTTGGTTGTGCCTAATTTATCTTTAGCTAAACTATTCAAAGTAAACGAGAATCTATTTTCATCTATCAAAGCACTTGAAATCATTGTGTCATGTATAGTACCATTTACGGTTATGCCCATGTGTCGTAGCCAACCGATATCATAAGACGCATTATGAAATATTTTTGGCATGTCATACGACAGTGTCTTCTTTATCCAAGGGATAACTTTGTCTGGGTCTAAGTTGTGACCCTTTTGATGAGCTATCGGATAGTATGCTTGCCAGTCTTTGGTGGCCAATGCAAACCCTGTAACATAACCATTGCCCGTTGCCCAACCAGACCCATGAGTTAAAAGTTTTAAATCACATGTCTCTAAGTCGACTGCAAGATATTTCTCTTGTGATAGATCTGGAAAATATTCTTCAACCATCCACTCAGTCCACAGACTTGATTTCGTATTCTTCTCCATACTCGTCCTCCAAAATCATTAAAGCGAAATGTATTATCTTTCTAACGTCTTTTGCTTTTCCTTTCTCAGAGTGACGAGACACATACTTTACAATGTTGCCCTCTCTCCAGCCTAACTTATTTTTTACAATGTAATCTGTAGGCTGTATGCTCAAGGCTCTATAGTGAGCGCCATCGACTTGTATATCTCTCCATCCCATTATGCGACTTCCTTTCTTTGTTTGTATGCTTTGTGCACTTTATCAAAATCAAAACGAAACTGTCTGTCTGGTGACATGTAAATGTACATTCTCTTTTTAGCTCTCGTGCAAGCAACATAAAACATTCTGTTGACCGCATCTTTCTCAGCGTGATCTACACTATTGTATCTTTTGTGAAAAGGCATTTCCATGTTACCAACAACTACTGTGTTCTCGTCCTCTCCACCCTTCATACTATGTATTGTGCAAAGTTTTATCTTAGGGTTTTTATCAAAAATATCAACACCTTGATCAATACAGTCCATGATATATTTTTTCTTCTTTGTCCATTCAGGATAACTAACGTTTCCAAAAGCCTCTTTCCAATTTACTGAAAAGTCTAATCCAAACGCCTGCTTTAAATCTTCTGCTTTGTATAATTGGTCTGGGTCCAATGTCTCCCATTGTTTCGGTTTAAAGTTTTTTGGTTTGACTAATGTTCTGTATTGTAGAAGATCAGATCTCGTAACATCTTTACCTTGTTGCAATCTGAAAAAACATTTTAGTGC